TCACTATCCGAAAATGGTGGGGCTGGAGAGACTCGAACTCTTTTTGATATAACCTAATATAAATCAATGAAAAATTAATATAATAAAATCATATATTTATGTTTTTGCATTTAGATTGATTTAAATAGTTTCGGCATCAAGTGCGACAAAAACTGCGTCAAATAAAATTAATTATCTGCGGCTGCAAATCGTAAATTACCAGCTACACGCCGGGCCCATCCGCGACCAAATGTTTGCCATGTACGTAATCGTGTATAAAACTCGATGCGCTCTGCGTTGAATAGAAACACAACATCGTTTTTATCCATTGCTGCCACTGCCGCTAATGTACGCGGTCCAATGATGCCGTCATCACTCGCACCGATAGCGCGTTGTAAAAACTTAACAGCATTGCGGTTGCCGTGGTTGAATGCTGCATCAACTACTTGCCAAGCAACAGCACGCGGCAACTCGTCACCTTTCACCGCTTGCCAATACGATTTGTCAGCAATCGCTTGAGCTGTGGCTTTTGGCAAACTACGCATGGGTCCGTTATAGCCGTGAGCGCGAGCCACACGTTTTGTTACGCCCCACATCGTCTCACCGCCAGGGTCGTTTGGATGGTTGACATAGCCACCCTCATGCTCCATCAATCTGTTAAACAGACTCTCAAAAATACTCATATTTTCCCCCAAAAAAAGCCCCAATTAAGGGGCGTGTTTATTGCATTTACTTGGCACTTTGCGTACTTGCATATATGCGCTGTATCGAGTGACAAGCAGTAGTGACAATATCCAAGCCACAAAACCCAAAAACCTTGCAAGCGTATAACCCCAATGCCCCTGATAACCCACCGTGTGCAGTGGCGGATATGACGTAATAGCTGATAAAGCCAAAAAGCCATATACCGCCCAACTTAAAGCCCCTGCACACACTAAAGCCAACTCAAGTATGGGCGTGTAAACGTTATCATCAACGACGCGCATACGTGTCAGCATTACAGCTAAACCCAAGATGACAGCACAGACTGCCATTGTTAAATCAAGATAGATTGGCGCTATCATCATTGCCTCCTTTTTTGTAAGCTGTGTCAATTTGAAAATCGCCATCTACTGACGTATCTAGACCTGTGCGTTTGCGTACCGCCTGATTGAGCGTCTTGTTTATGCGTTTTTGGTTGCTAATCCACACCATCGTACCTGCTACAAGTGGTGCGCTAAATAGACCTGCTAATAGTGCAAACAGTGGCAGTGCCTCGGACTGAGCCTCGCTAAACGAATTAACCGCTAAGCTCAGCGCTACGCCCACAAATACGCCAATCAATGCTTTTGCAAGCCTCGGATAATAAAAGCTCTTGTCGATCTCAGGGATTTTGACAAAAGCGGCGCATAGTCCGCCAGCGATGGCAAAGACCCAAACGCCCGCCCAGCTCAGCAAAAAAGGCGCGGGTAAAACACGAGACTCGATAAGCTGCTCGGTCGCCCATGCGCTAATCGGGTATGATGCAGCTAAGGCAGCTATGCAAGCCCACCATAGCTGCCAAAACTTGATTTTAAGCATCGTCCCTCCTCAAATTTTAGATAATAAAAAACCCTCGTTATGAGGGTTGTTCGGTTGTCCATTCTGCTTCTACCCAGTACCACGGTTGCTCGTAATCAGGCGGTGGTGTTAATGTAAAGTCCAAACCCTCGCTAATATTAAGCATGGCCATATCAGGTGGTGAAACTAATTTATGGCTAAATTTTTTATCTACTGTTTTATATAAGAATATTGTTATCATTTTTTAGCTCCACTAACCATTAATGACCGCGCTTTAATTTTTAAAGTTATTTCGTCCTCGTCTGTATCAGCTGCTTGCGCTGTTACCGCATAACGTCTGTTTCCCGTTGGTGGCGCGTCAAGCAAAGTAGCAAACGTTATATAACTCCTAGTTATTCTGCTTTCATATAGAGGAGTTCCTGCCGCACGGGCAGCGCTAAATGAAATAGTTCTTAATACCTCGTTATCCCTCTTTAGTCTTAGTATTAATGTTGCTCCATCGCGATCTCCGTAATCAGACACCACCAATGACTCAAAACCAAAGCTGACAGCGACAGACCCACCCTCTGGATTTAAATCAACACCAGCTATCTCACTTTCAGTTTTTGCAATATTAAAAGTATCTAGCTGTTCGGCAAAGTACAGCCCTGACGCTGTGACTGCATAATCATTAATCTGCAACGTATCAACCGCAAGATTTGCAATCTTACCTGTCGTCACTGCTAAGTCGTCAATCTGCGCTGATTTAATAGCCCCCTCAACGACTTGTAGTGTATCAATCGAGCCACGAGGCGCGTAAAAGTCACGCATATAAGTACCAGCAGGCACTTGCACCCCATCAATGTTTTGCGGCGTGGTTAGCACCATAAATGGGCTATCACCGTTTACATCGTTGGGCTTGCCAGACGGTGCTGAGATGCTAAATCTATCAGCTCTCACATCAAACGTACTAAACCCATCTTTTTGCAACACAAGGCCAAAGCCGACAATCTTACCACCTGCGTCCACCTTGATAGTGTGTTGCGCTCTGACGTTATCCTCAACCTCTTTAAAATCCTCAAGTAGCTTTTTACGCGCATTTAGCTGCCCCACTTGGTCAGCAATAACCGCCTTTTGCGCTGTTAAGTCATCTTTAGCCGCCGTCATATCGGTTATAAGACTGTTGTACTCAGCCTGCAAGTCAGAGTCGGTTGCGGCATCACGCTTAGTGGTAAGCTCAGCAATTTTGGTTGTATAGCCGTTGATCTGATTGGTTAAAGCCACAGATTGCGCATTCAGGTTAGTAACATCTTCATCAAGCCTAGCCTTTGCAATCTCGTTCTTTAGCTTCTCAGCATTGCCGATACCGCTAATAACCTCCATCGCCGTTTTTTGACCCTCAACCACAGCTTCAAAGTTTGCAAACTGTCCTGATATTGAGCCAAACTCATCGCTAAACGCACCGCTGCCCTCAACTAATGAGGCAAGATTATCAGGCTCTAGCTTCTGATTGGCTTCATCTGCTGCGTTCTGAGCGTTGTCAACAGCAATTTTTGCAGCATTAACAATAGCAGTGTTAAGCTCGGCGCGTTTAAAATAAACATCATCAAACTTGCTGTTAAAAGTCGTTCTAACAATAGTGCTTGTAACGCTCATATCAGTAAGTTTGGGTGTGATATAACTAACTAGCGCGTTGTAAGCTGTCGTGTATGCGCTTGACGACACATCATATTTTGCAGCACGAGCAAGTAAGTCGGTATGTGTCCGTTGCATATCGTCAAATATCAACTTCACTTGCTGTTTTTCAACAGCCGTTAACTTGCTGTCTGCTGCAATCTCAGTTAGAGATGATAGCGCTGCGTCTGCCGCGCCTTGTGCTGCCACCGCCTTGTCGTCTGCTGTTTTAGCTTCTGCTTTTGCAGTGTCGGCAGTGCTTTGGGCAGCTACCGCTTTGGCGTCAGCAGTGTCAGCAGCAGCTTGAGCATCGCTTGCAGCTTGTGCAGCATCGGTTGCCGCTTTGTCAGTGACAACAACCCATGTGCTACCATTCCACCGTTTTGGTGTATTTTTACCTCCTCCTGTATCAATCCATAGGTTCTGCGCTAATTGACGTGCGGCTGCTGGAGTCTGCCATTGATAGATAACCTCACCTTTGTTGCCCGCTAATGCCGCCGCATTGTCAGCAGCTTGCTGGGCTGCGGAACTTGCATCAGCGTTTGCACCGCTAACCGCTTGCAGCTCAGTAACTTTAGCAGCCAAGCCAGTATTGGGTGTTGAGATAGCAATATCAATATCTTGTATCAGACCATAGTTAGCGCCAGTTTCTGCGTACAACTGCGTGATGTCAGCAGCGATAGACTTATCTTGCTCAGCTAACGTAAACAGCTCATTTGTAAAATTAGCATTACTATCAGCAAAGTCAGATTGCAGGTTAGTAATACGTTGATTAGCTGCGTAGTTATCAGCGGCAACCGTTTTCCAGTACGTCCACTGACGACTACGTGACGCATCAGCGTAGTGGTTTTTGTCAGCGTAACGTGGCTTATAGTCAGCAATGATGCCGTCTAGTCTTTCGCCTTGCGCGATAAACTCATTGCCTACGTCCTCTTGGTAGTTTATAAACTCAGTATTAAATTCTGAAATAGCAGACCATGCAGGACTGACAATGGGCGTACTGTATTCAACCTTAGTTGGATTTTTGTACGTTATTTTGCTGCGTGTCCATACGTAGTCACCCTTTTCAAACTCAGGTGGGCTAGTTGTCCACGTGGTCGGCATAGTTGAGGCTGAGTCGCTAACGCCGTATTGTTCAACAATGTTGTCAATACCTTGACCTGTATTACCTTTGTCTCCTTTAATTAACGTCCATTTGTATAGGCTAGGATCAGTGCTGTCTGCCTGAGTGTTGTCTGTGTATTGTCCGATATACGTCTTACCAGTCGATACAGTGGTGCTAAAACCTTGCGTTCCATCAGCGCTAGTTGCATACGCAACGTGAAAATAAGGCGTCAGACCATCAGCACCTTTTGCTCCTTGTATGCCTTGCGAGCCATCAGCACCCTTAATGAGTGACCATTTATACTTGCTAGGGTCGCTACTGTCGTCAGGCAGGTTATCGACATACATACCGATATAAGTTGCGTTGGTAAAGTGACTGGTAGAAAAGTTTGCACCTGTTGCGCTTGTTGCATACGCCAAGTGTGTATAACTAGACTCGCCATCAGCGCCCTTTGGCCCCTGAATGCCTTGCTCACCTCTTGGGCCTTGTAGTCCATCTATACCATCACGACCTGCCGCGCCTTGCTCGCCCTTATCACCTTTTGCGCCAGTGATATTTGTGCCGTTAACACTAGGTTTGTAAGTCACACTGCCGTCTGCGCCTACTAGCTTGGTGCGGCTGAACACGTACTTTGACTGCTGCCAAGCAGGTGCAGTGGTCTGCCAAGCGCCGCCTGTCGGCGTTGTTGCACTGCTAGACAGGTAATACTCAACGTCAGCGCTCTCTAACACTCCATCAATGCGGTCATTAACATCAGTAATCGCATCAATCCGGTCTTGTACCTCCTTGCTAATATCTCGCTTATTGATGGCAATATCGTCAATCTTGCTCGTTAAGATGTCGTTAAGCGATGACTCGTCAATCTGCCCCTGTATCAAGTCCATGACTTTATCAGCACTGGCGTCTGTCGTACCAGTTACCCAATCTGACCACTCGGACTTAAAGCCCAGCTTATCAACCAAACGCGCACGATAAGACTGTGCCAAGTTACCTTGTAAGCCTGTCACTGTATGTGTGTTGGTTGGGTAGCTGTACTGACCAAGCGTTGCTACATTGACGTTTGGTGCTGATCCAACCTGCACCTCTGTATAATCCGCATCGCCTGAGCCACTCGCAAAGCCCCATTTTAACGACATACCAAACAGTACGCCTGTGGCTGTCAAGCCTACCACTTTAGGCGGTAGCCCAACTTTACCTGCGATTGCAGTGAGCGTTGATGTTGTCGGTTTAGATACCGCGTCAAACGCGCTGACAGCTCGCACACGCGCAAGATAATTACCGCTATAAATGCCATCTACCTCTGCTGATATGTTGCCTGTGCGCGGTAACTTAATCCAATCGCCATCGTCTTTACGCCATTCGACATCGTAAGCGACTGCGTCTTTTACTTGGTCCCAAACAATTATCAGCGTAGTGACCGTTATGCCTTGGTTTACTTGATGGCGCGATTCAATCGTAACGTCGTCTGGAGCGGCGATAATGTACGGGTTAAACGGTGGCACGGGTGGGCGCGGCTCGATGATCGTGCCGTTATCAATCTGCGGGTACAGCCCTGCATCATACTGCAATGCGCTGTATGTATATTGCGTCCTATCGTCATTCTCTGTGATTGATAAGACGATAAACGGCATCGTCGGCAGCTCATCGCTATCAACTGCCCACACGTTTTCCGGCGCGGATGGGTCAAATGGTGCTTTTACCGTGATGTTGCGTCCCGATACGCTCAATATCTCCCGAGTTTGCGCGCGACCAGACTCAAGGTTGACGGTTAAGCGGTCGCCGGTTGTTGCAGGGACATCGTCACGATCCACAGTGATAACCGTGCGGTCAGCGTTGACAGCAGATATACGCCCGCCGTTATTAGCGCCAGTAAACATCATGTCAGCAATATCAACGCGGCTGCCAACGCTTGGTAGTGCGCCGTCCAAGCCCATTGCAAAGTTAACTGTCTGCGTGCGGATTTGCTCAGAGAGTAACGCGGCCAGTCCTGCGCGGTACGCTTGCCCCTCGCTGGTACAGCCGACAACGGGCATCTCAAGCGGATTAATGCCGTATTTTGCGATAGCGCGCTCATTGCGTACCGTTACATAATCGGTCTCATAATTGTTAGCAGGATTTGACCACGCTACCTGCACGAGCGTGTGCCTATCATCTATCGCCGTGCCTGATTTGTTAAATGCGCCATCGACCACGTTTGCACGGGTGATGACATAATCAGCGTCACGCGGTGTATCTGCATCGAGTACGATCTGTGAGCCATCCCAAAACGACATCCCGCGAAAGATAGCGGCGATATGCTGCAATACTTGATATGCTTGCTCAGATTTTTGCAGATACAGATTGCACGTAAAGCGCGGCTCAGTGCCGCCTTTGCCGTCATCGACTGGCTCATCGCAGATGCGCGCAATGTGAGCAATCGCCCATTTATTAATCATAAACGGCTTTAAGCGGTCGCCAAGGCCATAGCGATCATTGGTGATCAGATCGTAATACACCCACGCTGGATTGTTGGTATAGGCTGTTTTAAACGTGCCATCCCATATACCGGTGCTGGTACGAGTGGCGGCATCATAGTTGCTCGGCACTTTAAGATAGCGCCCGTACATCTCAACCGCGATTTTTGGCATACTGCTAAACGTGCGCGCATCAAATGATAGATATAGCAGGGCGGTGTGCGGATAGCGCAGCTTTGCGTCGATAATCTCAGCGATGCTGTCTACGCGCATATCGTTAAATAAGCGGGTATTGTCACCGTCTGGCGTGATTTTGCGCACTCGGATTTGCCAACCTTGCTGGGCGTCAGGCAGGGGCACGTTATGCGTGCGCTGGTAGCGGCCTGATGTCTTTGCGCGGATGGTTTTATCTATAATAGTGGTATAGCCGCCGCCGTCGGTCTGTACGTCAATTGCATAATGTACCGCGGTGCCTGTCACGTCACCGTTGTCACGAGCATGAGATAAACGTGACCAGCTCAAATTGACATTGACGCTAGATAGTTGGGTGTTGACGACAGAGCGTACCCACGGCGTGCCTGAGCGCAGTGGGGTGTTGATGCCAATCTCACTACTGAGATTTGGCAATCCTGCGATATGTGTCTGATCAACTGTGCCGTGGCGTATCTCCCACTCGACACTGTCAAAGTTGGGGTTGCCATTGACATCGACCAGCGGCGTGCCGTCAAGCAAAATGCTGGTCGCGCCGTCCACCAGGCCTTTAACTTCGCCCTCGCTTAGTGCGTATAGAATTTTGACTTTGCTGATAGATGCGTGATCGTCTGGTGCGATGGTCGGCGTGCGCGGCTTGTCACCTGCTTTTGCGCCTTGTATTAATAATGACATTACGTATCCTCATTGACGACTAACATGCTAATTACTGAGCCGCCCCATATATAGCGACCATAGCCGACTGCCACGCAATTACCCTCGGCGACTGTCGTGACCGCACCGCCAAAAGCATAGCTCGGTTTATTGCCGTCTGGGTCTTGCGGCTCGATGCTGGGACGCGGCATAAGCAGAGACGCGGCGCCACCAAGCACCATTCCTGAGCCTGCGGCAACTAAGGCTGGCTGCCCCAAAAAGAAGCCTGCACCGACAAGTGCTGCTCCCGCAATCACTTGCACCCAGCCGAGCGCATCACCGCCTGCACCTTTAATCTTTGGCACAATGCGTATGACTTTAGCGCCTGTTTTCATCTCGACTTCGGTTGCGCTGATGTTGCTATCATCATTAAACACGGCAAAAAAAAGACCGCTCTCATGGGCAGTCATCATAAACTTTTTAAAGCCTTCGATTTGATAGCTCAGCGCCTCACACGCCTCCCGCGGCGACTCGACGGCTAAGTCAAAAGATTTGCCGAATTTATCGGCCAATATGCCGTGTAGCTCGATGCGTCGTAACATAATTGCCTCACATTAGTGATTGATGGCGGATAATAACAGCCGTGCGCTCCTGCCAAATGTTGCCATATATCTCACGGCGAGCACGGCGCAGGTAAGGGTGGTGCAATACCAAATGATCACCCACAATCTGCTCGGACGGCTCTGATGTTAGCTGCCCATCATCGCCAAGATAGATAAGCGCGTGGTTGACATGCTCGGTGGGCTGCACACGGCACAAAATGACATCATGACGCTGCAAATTATCGACCTCGACAAAGCCCTGTGATTTAAAGTTGCTAGTGTACAAGTCTTGATTACTTGCATCCTCCCACCAACGATCGACGCGCTCAAAATTATCGAGGTGTATATCCAGCTCACGCGCATAGTAATCACGTACGATACTGTAGCAATCGAGCACGCCGTGGATATACTCACGATTAATCAGCGGGGCGACGTAGGGCAACGGCTCATGCACTTTTATGTCAATCTCAGGGTATGCTGCAATCACCCATGGTACGCCGTGTAGCGGCATTTGCAGCCTATCAAATGTGGATGGCTTGGTACTACCGTCTGGGTGGCTGTGGACGATGGCCTCGATTTTGCCCGTCTGCTCGGCACGGACGATATCACGCGGGTCGATGACAAACTCACTGTCGCTGTCCGCGATGTTTTGACACTCGATGTATTTGCGACCCACGATCACGCCGCAGGACTCACGCGGGTAGCAGGCCGCCGCGTGGTTGAGTATCACCGCTTGCGTCTCTTTTAAAATATACATATCGCTCCTTATCAGCGCCCTAGCATGGATGCCGCGGGGAATCCGCCAAACGATAGCGGCTCATGCTCACCAAAGCGCAGTTTGCAATCACTCAGACGTCCGCCGCATTTATCTTGTGCTGGGTCATCCGTGGGTGTGCCGTCCTCGGTAAACATCGCAGCGCCCGTATAGCCGCAGGACTCGCCGCGGTACTTGCCTTTAACCGCCCAATCGCAATATTTGGTAATTGTACGGCTAGGTATCATCTTGCGCTGTGCCGTCAATGGCGTTGATAACTCAAACGCGACTGAGCTGTCTTGCTCGTTAAGTGACTCGTGTTTTTTTTGATTGACTGTCCAATACTGATCTGTGTATTGCTGAGCGTCGGCAGATGGGTTGCCAGCGCTAAAGTTTGTCGCGTCTAAATGTTTTGCTAATACGTGTATGACACGTAGCTGTGCGCCGACAAAGTCGCTGTAAAACGCGCATAGTGCTGTCACTGCACCATTGATGCCGTCGATGTTGTTGCCGATGACGAGGCTAGGCGCGGATGGTGTACCATCACCGCGCATCTCAAGGCCATCGGTTTGGATAGCAACGGGTGTGTAGGTTTGACCCGCCCAAATAATATCGCGTCTTACGATTGGCTCTTTGCCTGTACTGGTAACTCGATACGTGCTGTCTGCAAACTCGGCTTTGTTTGCAAACTTAAACAGATACTCCCAGTCCTCGCGGTTGACGTGACCATGCCACCGCATGACCCCAGCGCCCAAAGCGGTTGCATCAAGCTCATATAAAGTCACAAGCCCTGATGCTGACAGTTTTTGCAAGTCTGATGTCAGCATATATTACTCCAATGGCTCAATCGGCTCGTCAGCAGCAATCTCGTTTAAGCGCAAGTCAATCCAACGACCATCAGGCACATCCATTGGCTCGTCTAAATCGGGGACAAAAGTAAATGTCTCCATGCTAAAGATACGTTTATAGCACTTGAGAGAGATAACACCATCCGTCTCGTTAAGTGTGACCGCTACTTTAGGATTGCCGTTAATGTCTTTAGGTAGCTCGATGTACCAACCGTCTGTTGATAGTCCGCTCACAGTGTTGATCGTGTAGTCGCCCACACCGTTTTTGACAAACGTGACATCTTGCGACGCTGCATCATCGTTTAGCTCAACTTTGTCAGCAAATACTTTAACGATTGGCGAAGCAGCTTTGATAAAGCCGTTTGCGTCTTTTGTTGTGTTTTTATCAGTTCTTGGTTCAGACCAAGGTTGCCACGCCCCAGTATAAGTCGATGTGCGCCAAACAAAGCCCGCAACGTTTTGACCCCAAGCAAATTGAAATCTTGAATTGCCATTGCTTATAGCACCAATTTTTATCGTCATTACAGTGATATAATTATTTGTTAGCTGTGGCGGTGAATTTATCGCCGAAGTCCTCCAAACTGTTCGTATATCACCGCCCTGTAAGCTGTCTAAATCAGACGCAGGCGCAGTGGAAGAGAAAACTTCTGGAGAGCTGCCAAGTGCTGCTGCTAGTATATTTTCAGCAAGCGGTATCTGCCCCGTACCTGTACCCACTAATCGACTTGCAGCATTATTTTGGTCGCTAAAGTTAGCGCGTGTTTTGAGCCACATTACATGCTCATTGTCACCTGTTTCATCTTCTGGTACGCCATTGCCTGGATCTGGTAATTGAATAGCCATATTTGTCTCCTAAACGCTCATAAATTGCTCAAAATTGAGTGTGATTTGCCAAAAGTTGCCCTTGCGCTGCGGTATTGATACACCCGCGCACGTGTATTGTTTGGTGTTGCCGTGAGGGTCGGTCCACTCAAACGGTTTGACACCTGCATGATCGTCTAAAAAATCTAATATCGGTGCGATGACCGTATCCCAGTCGCCCGTTTTGCTACCAGACCAGACACGGCGTTTGTTATTGATACCGATAGATGAGTGCTGGGCGTAGCCATCACCAAACTGTGTACGATTGACGCGGTATTGGGTATCGAGTGTCGCGCCCATATCCATTTGCCAAGGAAATGTTTTTATTGCCATATGATCGCCCACTAAAAAGCCCACTGAGTAGTGGGCTTTTGGTTGATTAAATAAGTTTAAAGTGTAGGTAGTAATTGAAAGTTGCCGTTCATGTCGCCGCGTATGCGATATTTTTTGACATCACCTTTATTGAGTGTTATATCAACGGCGTCAGTGGCAGATGGGCATAGCCCACGTGACGTATCAAACGATAAGATATGTCGGCCGCTTGGCACGTGCATTGTCGCTGATTCAGACGGTCTCAAGCTCGCTGTTTGTTTGCCATCAACAAAAATATACGTGTTACATGCTGAGCCAAGTAAACCACTGTCGCGTGTTACAACGACGGTCGCAGTGTCAGCTGTTGCAGTGTCATATAGCATCGGTGTAACTGCAACAGAGGAGGTTGTAGGCTTGGTCGAGCAAGCGCTAAGCGTAACTGCAGCAGCGACAGCAAACAAAATCTTGATCATAATATCCCCCAATTGGCAAAATATTATAATACCGATTTTTGTTGGCTGCGTCTATCAGCGCCGCTGGTACTGTCTATCGAGCATGCCGTTTGGCCGCATCATTTTTTGCACCTGCGTTGTGACTGCGGCGGCGAGTCCTTGGCCGATTTGTTTGCCGTATTGGCTATCAGACTGTACCGAGGATTTGCCGTCCATGGTGACTGAGACGTTGACGTTGATGTTGCCAGTGGTGCCGCGCTCATACGTTCCATTGCTCATTGCCTCAAGCTCTGGACGGTACTTACGAGTAGTAGCCGCATCACTAACGTGTTCTCGGCCATGCACATAGCCGACAATCTGATCTTCTGGCGCGTCTCCTGTGTAACCACCAGAGCGATAACCAGGCAGCTCAAGCGTCATCGATGAGGCGGCGCTAATAATGCGCCCAAACTCAGTTGCGATAGTTGCAGCGCCCGCAAGTTTTTGCGTCAGCGTTGCGCCCTCTGCCATTGCATCGCCCCACGCTTCATACATATTAAGCCCTGCAGAGGCCATAACAAAGACTTGCTGAGCGTCAAAACTAAGACGATAAAAGGCATTTTGCTCGCCCAGCATTGTTTTGAATGACGCTGCAAAATTACCCGCTGTTTGCTCGGCTTGTGAGAGAGATAACTGCGTTGCGGCAGTCTCAAACTCGCGGCGGGCGTCATACTTGGCTTGCTCGGCTTGCTTAACGGTAGCAACCTCAGCGTCAAGCGCGTCTTTTATGACATCGAGCCTTGTCTGATACTGCTGTACAAGGGCAAAGTTTGCGCTAGTGCCGCCGAAGTCCGCTTGCTGCGCGGCAAACGCATCGCGTGGCCCTTTTTGCAATTGATTGGTTTCGTATATTTGAGCGCCTGCCATTGCATTACGTAATGATGATTTTTGACTATCATCAATGTCCGTGCGTTGATCGAGTGCACGGCGCTGGTCAGCATAAGACTGACGCAGCGAGGCTAAGCTAGATTGGCCAATACTAGTTAACTGACGTAACTCACTCTCAAACGCATAGCGACGTTCATCAAGTGCCAATTGCTCAGCTTGATTGAGTGCATCAATCTTAGCTTTGCGTAGCTGCTCATCCATGTTAATTGTTAACTGGATTTCGCGGCGCTCAAGCGCGTACTGATTGCGAATACGTTCAGCATCTGTTTGCTCAGCTTGCTGTGCGTACTGCATCTCGCGATCATGATTTAATTCAAGCTGATTGAGCTCGTATTGGGCCTTTTGCCTAATTAAAGCTAAAGCTTGATTACGGGAGTCCTCTGTCAACTCAGTATCACGGATAACTTCGGTTGCTCGATACATTGCATTTTGAGCAATGATTTCGCGTTCAGACCGCGCAAAGTCACCGAAAGCCGCTAGTTTTTTGGCTTGTGTATCTTCGTAGTTTGCTAGTTCAATAGCTGCACGTTGTTTTGCATCTTCAACGAAGGCAATGCGTTCATCTTCATTAAAGCCACTGGCATTAATCTTTTCGATTTTGTCAGCCAGTTGCATCTCAATGCGCGTCGCTTGATTGGCATACTCTAAGCGAATAGCTTCACGTTGTTGAGCTTGCTGCTCAAGGATGCGTAATTGTTCAGCAGCTTGTCGTTCCATCAATGAGGTTTGTGCTGAGATGTTTCCAGCTATATTAACGCTACCGTCCAAGCCGCCCTGCATGTATGCAAGATACTCTTTAACTTTTTTGACGTAGTTTTGAGTCTCTTTGAATGGTGGGATTTTATTGCCATATTTGGCAACATTGCCTTCTCCAGCATTGTATCCAGCAAGCGCAAGGTCAACGCTGCCAAACTTATTCATCAAAAAGCTGAGATATTTAGCAGCTGCTTCAGCAGATTTGCCAACGTTTGACTCTTGACCTCTTATGCCAAAGCGATCAGCAGTCGATGGCATAAACTGAAACGCGCCAGATGCACCAACTGGACTGCGAGCGTTTGGGTTGCCTCGTGACTCTTGCATACTTACTGCTGATAATAGTCCAGTTGGTAAGCCGTATTGTTGCTCTAAGTTGCCATAACTAAACTGTTTTGCTTGGCCCAATACTTTGCTATTTACTGCTTGAGCCTGAATACTTTTTACAGTTGAATTCGCGGCTTTCTCAGCAGACTTAGCAGCTGCTTCAGCAGCTTCTTGTTGGGCTTGATACTGCTGACCTGTGATGCCAAGTGTGCGATTTAGATTAGCCTGTCTCTCATTTAACTGCACAACTGAGCTAATTGTCTGACTTGCTGTACCGGTACCTAACTTATCTATACGGTTTAATTGATCAGCAGATTTTAGCCAGATGTTTGATATATCACCTGGAATCTCTGCAAAGATTTGGGCAGCAGATCGATTATTTTCTAAGAAGTTTTGGCCCATCTGAAAAAATGCGAACGGGCTATCCCAGTCAACGCCATTGCCTAACTGCGCTACACCAGCAGCAAATCCGC